ACGCAGCTCCGCAATAAGAGAATAGATGCAGAGACCAAGCTCAGAAACTTAAATAACGGGGATCCCATACTTGGGCTTGCGGATCCTGATTATTCAATAATAATTTACCAATAATGAACCAACCAAAATTTCAAAAAGCCAGTGATAAAAGCTGGTCAGACGAGACGGGCTTTAATGTAGAGCACAAGCGTCTGAACAGAACAGAGAAACTAAAGGAGTCTACGACAAAGCAACTTCACAAGGGAGCGATGATGATCCACAATCATCTGACCAAGTTCAAGAAGGATGTCATCGAAAGGTGTCAGAAACTTTATGAGACAGCTATGGAGGAGCAAGGTGGCAAGGCCGAGCATAAAGGCAATTTCACCTTTTACAATTTTGATCGCAGCCTACGGGTAGCTGTCAAGATCCAAGAGCAAATTGATTTCGATGATCTGACGATCAAGGCCTGTAAGGACAAGCTGGATGAGTACTTGGAAAATAACATCGAGACAAAAAACAACATGACCAAGGAGATGATCATGGATGCTTTTGAAACCCAGCGAGGAAAGCTGGATGCCAAGAAAGTCATGGGTCTTTTGAAGTATAGATCCAAGGAGCCCAATGTTAATTTCCAAAAGGCTTTGGATCTGTTGGAGGAGTCGATCCGTCACCCGAGCTCGAAGACCTATTTCCAACTAGCGGTCAAGGATGATCAGGGAGAGTATCAGAACATCGAACTTAATTTCTCGTCGATCAAATGTTGATTGACCTTCTCGTTGTCGCGGCTTGTATTGGCCTGATCATTCATATTCTACAGAAGGGTAAGGATGACGACAACGACGAGCCGCCTAAGAGCCACGGTCCTATTAATTGGTACTGGCCATTTTAAACCCACTTGGAGCAGGGCCGCAGATCGTTTCTGCGGTGGGATTCAAACAGGGGTCGAAGTAAGAGAAGTTAGGGCTGGGTGCTTATTGCAAATGTGCACGATACCTGACCCCTGTTAATTTAAAACAACAACCAATGGATTTAGAAGAGATAAGAGATTTAGGAACTATGGGGATGCATGACATTTTAGTTGAGGCGATGTACGAAGTAGAGCGGCAGGATAAAAAATGGGGCGAGCAAAACCATCCTTGTTTGAACAATCAGGTGATGAAAGCAGCAAAAGAGGCTGTCGATTCGGGCAACATTCCTGCGCTGGATCTTTCAACGATGTCAAGATATTACGCGATGCCGAGTGAGAAGACTGCCCAGAACAATTGTGACTTTGCTGCAAAAATAGGACAGGTCACTTTTGCTCACATAGCTATTGAGGAGCTGGCTGAAGTGCTAGAGGCTTGGGATGAAAACGATCGCAGAGAAGAGTTGATCCAGCTACTCGCTGTACTGATTCAGTGGGTCGCGAAAATAGACCGAAACCGAGGGGCTAATTAGATCATGCAAAAAAGAAACTACGGTCAATTTTTCGCGCTGTTAAAACAGCTCCAGGCAATCGCTCCGGATCTCGATCGGGAGGACATCATATATGACTTTACTGCGGGCCGGACCAAGTCACTCAAGGAGCTGGGACAGCTGGAGTATAACGATCTATTGATCAAGATGAAGATGCAGGGGAACCAGCATTACAGTCCGGGTCAGCATATGCGTAGAAAGATCATCGCAATGTTTCACGACATGGGATATAAAAAGTCGGGCTCTCAAGGGACTATCGATATGGTCCGGGTCAACGAGTGGTGCGTCAAATTGGGCTATCTCAAAAAGCCACTCAATGACCACTCAGTTATCGAGTTGACCAAGCTGGTTACTCAGGCAAAATACGTTCACCAAGACTATATAAAACAAATATCAAAATGCTTAGACTAACATTTAAACGACCGGAGATGGATGTACTAATTCAGTCATTCAGTTTTCCAAGTCATAACAGCGGTGGCTTAGCCGTTCGGGAATACACAATGATCAAGCTGATTCTAAAGGGAATGGGCAAGCGGTTTCTCAAGCAGATCTTAACCGATCGCGAGAAGTATCAGATCACCTTCAACGAGGTTGAGTGCGTGGCTATCACTGCTTATTTTACCAATGTCGCATTGAGGCAACCAGCCTATGAGGTCGCAGTCCTTTCAGATCTATACATGAAAACTCACAAGATATGTCTAAGTATCTCTTGACGCTATCCAGCAAGGAGATGACCGTCCGGGTAGATCTCCAGTACAACAACAAGGAACGGCTGACGGGTTGGTGGGTTCTTGACGAAATCCCTGAAAAGACGCTTGACTGGTTGATCCATAGGATCCCGATCTACCGGGACAAGCTCAGCATATTTACTCCTATCAAAGAAGCTAAGATCTACGAGTACCCGGAGGACTTAACATTTAAGCGGTTTTGGGATGAGTATAATCTCAAGCACTCCAACAAGAAACAGACAGAGAAGGCATGGGAGGCTATGACGGACGTTGATAAGAAGATGGCTTTCATCTACCTAAGAGAATACGAAAACTATCTCCTGACAAATCCAGGGGTCAGTAAAATGCACGGAGCTACTTATCTCAATCAAAGGCGCTGGGACAACTGATGGGCAGAGCTACCTCAGATAAAACCCTATTGGAGCTCCGCGACCGGAACATCGTTGAGAAGTTCAACCAGCTCTATAACCTCAAGCGGTTACGCTATGACCATGTTCTCTATACGATGAAATGGAATTTCTTTTTTATCGATGAGCGCCGGATCCGGAAGATCCTCAAGAAAGCCAAGATCAAACAGCCCTGGCGAAGCGTGGCCAACTCGACCCAAAGAGCTGGGAAGACAGTCATTGAGGCTAGAAACGAGAGGCTCCACCTGAGATTTAAAGAGCTCTTTGATGAGAAGCAAATGAGGATGGATGACGCCCTTGAACTTCTGCGAAAAGAGTTCTATTTAATACCCGAAACAATCGAGGCCATACTCAAACAGTACCATTACTACTATGAGCGATATGGGTCTCAACAATCTATAAACTTTTAAATCAATATTATGAAAGACACCGAAAAAGAAAATACCAATGTAGAGCTGAATCTGGAGCCAAAAGTGTTTCAAGATATCGCCACGGGGCAAGCCTGTTTTATATACCTACACGGAAGTGAGACCGATCTTAAGGAGATGAAGGTCGCGCTGTTCCGAGAATATGTTGAGGCCGACGATGTATATACGGGGAGATCCGCTAAAGTGCTCATCACTCAGGTGCTAGATCTTTCTATTGAAGGCTCCGAGATTCCAGATGTAGTTATCGGATTTCGTCCTCCTGTTGTCGTGTTTCATCAAGCGCCGCTCGATGCTGAACTTGTCAAGAAAGTTCTTGAGTGCCACAAGCTGTGTAACTGTCACCCGAGTCTGCCGCTGGCTGATCAGGCTGAGGCGGTCCTCAAGAATCTAATGAATTCAGAATCCTAGACTATGAACTACTTCAAAGGATTAGTGCTTGCACTTGACCAGCTTGGCAATGCGATCGCAGGGGGAAACCCTGACAACACAATCAGCGCCCGCGTTGGTTACTATTCACGCTGTGCAAACAAGAGAGTCCGGTGGTACTGGCTTTCCGTCCAGCGGATAATCAATACCACATTCTATCCGCTGGACGGGAAGGGTCATTGCTACCAGGCTTACCTCGAAGACAAGGGTGAAGACTTTCACAAAGGATCCTCTGTGATGCGGTTCATCCTGAGCCTGATCATAGTGGCCAGCTGTCCGCTGATCTTCGTCTTGCTCTACCCCTGCTGGATGGTCTATGGATTCATAGTGATCATCAAGTCGGCCAACGATCCTATATTTCCTAAACCATCTAAACGATGATTAAATCCATTTTAAGAGTCATTTATCTCATCGCGTGTCCTTGGGTTGCAGGGGCACTCGTTGGGGTTTTCTTTGGCTTCCTGACGTGGCTGATCTACGCTATGGTCTGGCTTCTGATTGCATACAAATACAAACCATTAAAACAACGAAATGCTACAACTAATTCTTGAGCTGGCTGACACTGGCATAGAGGTAACCTTTAGAGGAGGATCCTCACTCAGGATCTTTGAACTGAAGAGAAACCAGCTTATCAAATCAAAGACCTTTATCCGTCCAATAAATCTGACGACAGCTGACATGATTCAGATCCTTAATGATCTGCATGACTCACTGATCGAGTCTGAAAGAATGGGGGCTTGTGGATCTGGAATTAAAATTTCTTAAATTTAGACTATGGAATATTTGTTAACAGGTAAATGTAAAGAGGCTTTTGAGAAGTGGTATATAGAATCAGAAAACGCTCCAGAATGGCCTAGAGCGGTAGTCACATTTTATCAATGCGGATTTAGTATGCAATGGGGCGCTTACCTAGAGTTCTTTGATACAACCAATATCAGAATCATTGACTCATTTAGGCTTGGTTTTTTTGTATCTCAACTACAAATTAGGGAAGACGGAATCAACTGGAGTCAAGGGCCAGTTTATCAATTCGATATAAGACGGGAGGCCCAAACCAAAGCGATAGAAAAGGCAAATTATGTTGCCAATGAAATCCTCTAAAAAATGTACCTTTATTATTATGACAAATAAATCCGAATATCCAACCCCTCCTGTAATTCGAGAATTTTGTAAGCCCATTCCCCCGGAGGCGTTTAAAGCTGCCGTAAAAGGCTTTGAAGAAATGACTCGACGAATGCGTATAGATTGGCTCGAAAAGCCAAATCGTCATATAACGATCTACGAGTCTAGCAAATATAACTGTCAAGAATAAAGGTGCCATTATTATCCGGATCCGGCTTGTCTGTCGGGTTCTTGTAAACGATCTTCCATTCCGGAGAGATTTCGATAAACTCGAAGCTCGGGTCTGACAGGCAATCCTCCACCCTAGTCATGTAGTCGATACGGTCAATACTCACATGATCATAGTTCGCATCCTGAAACTCATTGATTCTACTCATCTGTCCACCCGCTCCCATCTCAAATCCTTGGAGTAGGTTTTGCACTACTTGCAAATAGTCCAGGCGTTTCATGGACTCAAGCTTATCCTCTGGGGATCCAAAGAAGTTTGATTCTGCTTTGGTGTCATATGCGATGTAAACACTGATGATCATTTCGCCTACCTGTTGATTGCTCGTCGCGCTTTTCCATCCATCTGAACTAGGGAAGTCAATGGCGATCGCGGGCTTGGGAATTGCGTGCTCCTCTTCGTCGGTTGAAAACTGCGCGTTATAAAGTCCGATGTACATCACTTCATCATACAAGGCGATCAGCTCAGGTGTATTCAGGTTGGCTGCGAGGTAGCCCGCAATGGCTTCAAATATTATCTTTTTCATTTGGTTATAATTATTCTCAAGCGTCGCTCGATGTTCTTATTGATCTGTCTTTCGAGGTTCCGAGACTCTCCCATAAATTGCCGCCTTGGAATGTTCTGACCTCTACCTCCTGTCCTTTTGGTTCTTGGCCTCCGACCTTGTCTTCGTCCGGATCCACCTCTTGACCTACCTCCAGCTGAGCTGGATCCCGAGTTGTGAACTTCAGCATAGATCAGTTCACTACTGATTATAACAGAGCGACGGGTGACCCTTACTATCCTGATGGATCTACGCAGAGCTCCACTCTTTACCAGCAGGGCGTGAGTTCGTTTTGTGCTTTTTCTCGCTGGCCATTTATCGATAGATCCTTCATCGTCCCATCCTTGTTTAGTGAAGGAATCTTTAAAGTGACGTACCCCCAAATTACCCGCAATTCGTGGGATGTTCCCGCCGAGCTTTTTAATGTCTGCGAAAATTTGTCTAGGATCTTTGCTGTACTCTATTGGCATTATTCAGAAGATAAAGTAAGTTCAGCATCTCTGATAGATCGGACCAATTTTTCTAAGACAAAATCTGCCATCTCATCCGTAGCGATCTCCTGTGTCTCAGCTTCTATCTTCAATTCATTAATCAGGTTCCCGATGGTTACCGTAACGTTTCTGATCTTGGCTCCGGCTACGGTCACACCGCTCAGTCCTTTAGCTCCGGATTCGGTACCCCCCGCCGGATCTGCATCACCGCC